GGGGGACACACCCCCACGCACACCGTAGATTAATTGAGACATCAGTTAGTCTTGTTGGAACCAGTTGTACTGTCTTTTGGAGAGTTACGACTCTCCTCCAGACCAGACTTCATGTTCCATCGCACTTTTCTACAAACCATTATTCTGAGGTTAGCCACCTCGTGCAACGGCTCATAGACGCATACATGCTCAGTATACGTATAAAATCTATGTTGATTTTACAGAAAAACATAGTCGCTATTATAGCGCAACAAAGCTAAATACTAGATAATTTCTGTATTATTAGAAGTATTTATTCCTATGAATTTTAAAGGAACGGGCGGCACCCGGCTATGTTGGTTTATGTTATGTTTATTTGCGCACTCCACGCAAGATTATTTAAACATGTCCTGTCTGGACACTTTAGGTTGACACCTAGTAATCGGTCGAATTGATAATTCACCTATTACAACATCGAACTCATTGGAGTTCCATGTTCCGCTTCGTTTGAAGCAATCCGGAGTGAGGCGTTTATTTGCGGACCTGTCTTGCAGGGTTATCTTAAAGGATAACGCAAATGATTAGGAGTATTGACCGGTACTCAGTCGGAATTATTGTAGATAGGTGTGGCAACCCATGACCTACAATAAGCTACTGGAATGTGAATACGTTGTCGGGCTACCTCTCGGGAGAAATCGTGAGACTTACGCAATAGGTTCGAGGTATCCAAAAATCCTTACTAGTAGTGACACTGTTGTGTGTCTTGCTAGTGTAAGCCGTTTGGTAACGACTATTCTGTTTGGCTGTTGGAATAAATTTGAGGGACGTGTGTAATAGTGACCACGCACCTTTTATCTTTGATATCGCAATGACAAACACAACTAAAGGCAAGTCCAACGGAAATGATATCAGGGAGATGCAGTTATGCCAAAGGGCTGCACCCGAATTGACTATACCGCTACACAAGTACGCGGATATAGCCATCACACACAAAGGAAAAACTAGGTCTGATTTGAAACAATTTTTGAATAGACCCGAGTTTAGGGAGGACATTTTGCGTGTTGCACACAAGGGCCAACACGCCACCAAAACAAATAAAAAGAAAAGCAAAAGTAAGAAGAATAACAGATTCACACCTCATATTGGTTTTGAAAGCTTAGCTTCATGTACGGCATTGTTATCAGAACTCGCCAGCATGACCAATATGGAATTAGATGACGCTATCCTTCGCAAAATCGAAGGTATAGTCGCACTTATGCTGAATTTGCAAGAATGCAAATCAGCACAGCATTTCTTTTCTGCCGTATTTTTATACGTACGTGACCTGTACGATAGTTCAGTGACAAAACAAGTCATGAATTACGTACAAACCATTTTAGATGAATTACCCTACAGCTCACAAGGACCTGAACTTTTTGATCCTTCATGGCTAGAGCTGTTACGATCTGTACAAACTAATTGGGCGATGGTGAAAGGTAATAGAGCTTTTCGCCAATTTTCCAAACTGCTAGGAGTTTTAGTCACACTAGGTTTGTGTGATGCTTCTAACCTTAAATTTGAAATTGCGGGATTCAAGGTTTTCGACGAGGATATTCTTAAGAGACATATGGGCGCATTCGATCTATTGGATGCTGTTTTTGGCACTGTCACTTATTTTGCCGAAGGGTTTTATTTGTGCTTCCAGACTGGAAGCATACAACCTCTCCTCGTCAATGACTTTGCAGTTTTAGAACTGGATAATGAATATGTTACCGTGTTAGCCTGGTGGGACTTGGTAAAGAATGGAAATCTTGAGAGATTTTTGAATGTTTCAGAATCAGAATTTGCCTACCGCTTAAAACAATTGATTGTTAAGTTAACAAATGTGCTACCTACTCTGACTGGAATTGACAAAAAGATTGTTGCAGATAAATTGCTTAAAATTAAAATAATAAGCAATGATTACACTGCATCCAAATTAGCTGCAGGCATTAGACGTGCTCCTTTTGCCATAGAATTATTTGGCGACAGTAGTCAAGGTAAAACTACTTTTGGTGACCAACTACTTGATGCATTGTTAACAAGTGCTGGCTTACCAATCGATAAAGAGTATCGTGCTAGCATTAACACATCCGACAAGTTTATTTCGAATTGGACTAGCGACAAGTTAGTCGCCATTTTCGACGATTTGTCCAATACGAAATCTAATTTTGTCGAGACATCTCCAACTAATTATATAATTGATTTTTGCAACAACCAAATGGCTTACGCTAATAAAGCAGATCTTGACGGTAAGGGTAAGTGTTTCATTGAACCTGAGCTTGTTTTAGTCACTACAAATGTTAAGCATCTCAATGCTGCGATTTACAGTAATTGTCCATTTTCCATACAAAGACGTATGGATTTGGTTATGACGGTTCAATGTAAACCAGAATTTCAAAGAGTAGTAGTAGATAAGGAGGGTTATGAAATACCATGTGGTGTTGATTCTGCGAAAGTGCGTGAACGATATACCATCGATGGTGTATATACACCACCGGCTATTGATGACATATGGAGTATTACCGTGGAACGCGCTGTTGCACCAGCGAGCCTGACTGTGACCGCTGAATATGCGCCCGTATCCTGGAGAGGAGAGTTGATGGTTGAAGTTAGCGCAACAAAAGCTATACAGTGTGCCATTGAGATGTATAACATGCATCGTACGAATCAAGCATCTCTTATTGATGGTATGCGAAATAGGCCAAGGACATTGAAGCGTTGTGGGCATACTGGCTGTATACATATGGCCGGTTTTTGCCCTGACCATGATGAGTACGAAAATCAATTGGGCTATGAAGCTGCGTCCGTATTGTTTAGTCTGACATCAAGATGTAAGAGTATGGCTAGCACTGCATTTGAACGAAGTTCCACGCGAATTGAAAAAGCGGCAACAGGAGCTTTATATCGTAAAGCTACTAAGTTTCTTGACAAGTGGGATTGGTTATGTATTTTGCCAGATGATATCGTGGAATCTGATAGATTTGTGGATTTCATGATGTGGTACAATGCAGATTCTATATACAGTAAAGCACGTTATAACATTTTGGCGTGTGTGATTTTATTCATCACTGGTTTGTGTATTGGTGTGCCATTTACAATGGTGTTCATATTTTGTTTAATGCTTGTGTCTATTGTGTGTAATAAGAATTATCAACGTAACTTGTATATAAGTGAATTGAAGAAACGTCAAGATGTATTACCAACTGTTTTTAAAGGAACGCGTGAAAAGTATGCCAAGACATTGTGTCAAGTCGCAGCTGGTGTTGCGACATTATATTTTATGGCTAAGATATACAAGCATTATGTCAAGATGCAAGCCGAACAGAGCTCTCTTGAGCCAGAAACACTTGAAGAAGTGGCCGCACGCGATTCTGAGCCTAATGTATGGTCGTCCGTATCTAAAAGACCTTTGCCAACTTCGGACTACTCCAAGCGTGTGTCCGTTGAACAGTTACAACGCATGGTTGAAGGAAACTTAGTTTACGCTTCTTTGAGTAATGGTCATGATCCCGCAATGATGGCAAATTTATTGTTCTTGAAATCGAATTTGTTGTTGATACCTGACCATTACTTTACTAAAAGTGAGACTTTGGATGCTGTATGTTACAAAGAGGATTCACGCAATATAGGTGGTAACTTTAAAACTAAATTGTGTAAGTCAGCGTCGTATCGCATACCTTGTACTGATTTGAGAATATGTTATACGTCCACTGGGGGCAGTAAAAAGGATTTGACTAAGTATTTACCACTTTCTGATAAGTTGTCTGGCTGCCCAGCTATAATGGCGTATAGACACAAATCAGGTGAATTAATGCATCTAGTTGCTAGAATATTACCGTGTGAAACGAATAATGGAACCGGTTTGTTCATGGGAGGCGAATATAAGAATTTATCCGGAAATACATTTAATGGTATGTGTGGTGCAACATGGGTTAGCGACACCAAAGATCCATGTGTTCTTGGCATTCACCTGGGTGGAAAGGCTGGTACCCCTTATGGATGTTTTGGTACTTTCACTCAAGACCAAGTGAAGGAAGCTGAGAAGCGAATATCAGCAGTTGAGGGTACTCTGGTAACTGGTGAGGGTGGTTCTTTTAGCCCTCATATGTTTGGAGAAGATTTTACCCTTGATAGTCCATTACATGAGAAAAGTCCATTACGTTATTTACCCGTGGGTAGCCAATTTGAGTATTTTGGTTCATGTAAGGGCCAAAGCACCTCCCGTTCTGATGTGCGTTGCACACCTATTTCTAAGTGGATAACGACGGTGTGTGGTGTTGAGAACGTTTGGGGCCCACCCAAGATGCAACCAGAGTGGTTTGGTTGGCAAAAGGCATTAGAGAATGCCAGTGATCCAGCTCGTCCTTTTCCACACGACTTATTAGCTATTTCTGTTAGAGATTATAAGTCAGCGTTGGTACCGCTAATTAAGTCTACGTTGTGGAACACCACAAAACCATTGACAGAATCTGAGAATATCAATGGTATACCAGGTTGCAAGTTTATCGATGCTATCAATTTATCCACTTCAATTGGATATCCTTTAACTGGGACAAAGCGTAAGCATGTTATTGAAGAAAGCGTACCTGGAAATACATCTCTCGTCGTTCGAAAGTTCACACCATTTATAATGGATGAGATACATAAGTGTGAGAGATTGTATATTGAGGGTAAACGTGCTTATACGGTAGCTAAGGCATGTAAGAAAGATGAAGTGCTACCCCGAGCGAAGGAAAAATGTAGAATATTTTATGGTAATCCAATAACCTTGACTTTTTTGGTTAGAAAGTATTATCTGCCAGTACTACGATTTCTGCAAATGAATCCACTAAAATCAGAGTGTGCAGTTGGCATAAATAGTCATGGCCCTGAATGGGATGAGTTTTACAAGCACACGATGCATTTTGGTGAAGATCGCTTATTTGGTGGTGATTATGGTAAATACGATCAGAAATTACCAAGCCAACTATTATTGGCAGCTTTGCGTGTGCTGATTGATTTGGCTAGAGAGTGTGAATATACAGATCAGGACATTCGTGTCATGGAATCTATGGCAGGTGATTTAGTGTATTCATTGATAGCGGTCAATGGTGATTTGATTGGTTTGCAATCGGGAACACATATTTCGGGTAATTCTCTCACTGTAATATTGAATGGCATCTGTGGTTCGTTGAATTTGCGAAACTATTTTTATTCTAGGTATCCCGCCTCCGTACCATTCAGAGAAGCGGCTCATATGATGACGTATGGGGATGATAATATTGGGACAGTGTCTCCAAAATACCCTGAGTTTAATATCAAGGGGTGTTCTGAATTTCTGGCAGAGTTTGGACAGGAGTACACAATGCCAGATAAGGAGAGTGAATTGAAGCCATATTTAGATCCTAAGGACTTTGAATTTCTTAAACGATTCAACGTGTTCCATAAAGAGTTAAATTGTAACGTGGGAGCATTGTTAGAAAAATCTATTTTTAAATCATTGCATTGTTATATGAGACCTAAGAAGTGTGAGTTAACTCCACAAGAAGCCTGTGCCTTAAATATTGATGGTGCATTAAGAGAGTGGTTTAATCATGGTCGTGATGTTTACGAATTGCGTCGCGAGCAAATGAGAGAAGTTGCTATACTATCTGGAATATCACATATGTGTACTGGTTTGGATTTATCATATTATGATAGATGCAATGAATGGAAGTCCCGTTATATAGATAAGAAAGAATTGCCTGAAGAACGTTTTATATTTGATGTGCAATCTGGAACTGAGCAAACACCTTTGTATGCCAAAGCCATGTCTGATATCGATATGCACATTTTGTGTGTGAATTCGCCAATTGTGCACCAGAATTTTGGTGAGATTGATATATTGTTTGTGAAGTTTGTGGGCAAAACTTTTCATTATTTGGCCATAGAGGTCAAAGAGTCGCATTGCGTTCATATGCGAAGACGAGGGCGCAAACAATTACGTAGGATAGTTGCGGCGTTGCATATCCTACAACCCAGGAGCCCCATCATAGGTTTGCTTTTGACACCATACGGTTATGAATTGGTGGAAGAGGCTGGTGGTGTGGGCAGCTGGCACGACATTGGTTTGCCAATGTTTAACACTCAGACCCAGTTAAGTCTTGAAACTGACTCCCAGTTATCCTTCTGACGGTTAGCAAAAAGGACGCACGCGTATGGATACCAACATACTCTAATCCTGTGTTTATTAGAGATAATGTTAGGCTTCGCGTGTGTAGACATCGCACTGCTGCGGTACTCCTATTTAGGAGGGATTTCGTCAGTCCAAATGAACACAAACCGACCTATAATGAACATGCATAGTGATCGGCTAAATAAATTGTTCGGAAACTGTTTAAAAGAAAAAGAAAACAAAACCAAGCATGAGAGTGCTATAAACTCTACAATCCCGAGTACCTTGGATGAGGTAGCTCGGCCTGGCCTTTTTCCAGACTATGAATTTGATAGTTCAGTATTTACTCCTCAATCTGGGATTAGTCCTGATAAACCTCCTATTGACATTGATACCCCTGTTGATCTTGTCGTTTCGTTACGTCGAACTCGTGACCTGCATATTGCTACATTACGTGCAGAAGCAGACTATTATAGTCGAAATGGAGGAACGTGTTGCCAAGCTTTTAATTACATATTCACCCCACAATCTGGGTTCGTAACTACATATTCGGAATCTAGTGGGCCTCAGCACCATAAAGAGTCGAACATGAAATTTAGAGATAAAGAGAGCCATAATGTATTGACCGTTGGGCATGGTAGTGATTCTATTCACACCACTCGCGATACAAATGATGCAGATCTTAATAAGTTCTTTTCTCGTCCGCTTAAAGTTTGGCAAGACACTTGGTCGGTTGGTGATGCACCATTGTTTGCAACATTCAATCCTTGGGAACAGTACTTTTTAGATACCAAGGTTGCTGAACGTGTTGCCAATTTTAAAAACATGCGATGTCGTATGCATGTTAAATTTGTTATCAATGGTAATAGTTTCTTGTATGGTAGAATTATGGCAACGTATAATCCACTGTTTTTACAGAGTCAGGATTTTGAAGAAGGACCATTGTTTGGTGTATCTTCTATCATCCGCAGTCAGAGACCACGTGTGTTCCTTGATCCTTGTACTTCTACAGGAGGGGAATTGGTCTTACCATTTTTCTGGTACAAGTCTTATTTTGATTTGTTCGGGTCAGAACATGAGGAAGCCGGTATGATTACAGTTGAGGCATTAAATGTGCTCCGCCATGTGAGTGGTGGTGATGGTAGAGTTACCATCACTGCTTTTGCGTGGTGTGAGGACATGCAATTGTCGGGCTTGACAATGCAGCCTCAGTCAGGTACTGAGATAGATCAAGCCAACATGAATGGAGCCATTTCTAGACCCGCGTCAAATGTGGCAGCTATTGCTGGCAAACTTACTAGTGTACCACATATAGGTAAGTATGCAAAAGCTACGCAGGTGGGTGCAAGTGCCATTGCTTCAGTGGCTTCACATTTTGGTTATAGTAAGCCACCACTGACAGCTATAAGCTCTCCTATGACCTTGAGAGCGGGCTCTTCATTGGCTACCACAACGACGCCTGATACATGTCAAAAGTTGACTGTTGATGACAAGCAAGAGCTCACTATAGACCCTACGACAACAGGGCTGTCCAGTGTGGATGAGATGGCTATAGCTGAAATAGCTAAGAAAGAATCGTATTTGACCTCATTCGATTGGTTGCCCACAGACACCACTGAAAAATTGCTTTGGAACACATATGTTCAACCTGTGGCTTATAAAGTTTCAGGATCTAAAGCTTTTATGACAGCATGTGGTTATGCGGCCATGCCGTTTCGGTATTGGTCGGGCACCCTACATTACAGATTTCAGATAGTAGCTTCCGCCTTCCATAGGGGTCGTATTCGAGTGGTGTATGAACCAACGAAGAGTGAATCTTCCGCTGCTTACAATACAACTTATCAGGAGGTTGTGGATATCGCTGATGCTATGGACTTTACTATAGCTGTCACGAATAATCAAGCTCAGGATTTATTGACATCTGTTAAACCATGTGACGTCTCAAATATGCAGGGTACGACAGCTCTTGCATTCCGCACAACAGGCAATGGTGTATTGGCTGTGTATGTGGTGAATGAATTGACAACTCCATTGACTGCAGAAGGAAACGAGATTTCTATTAACGTTTTCGTATCAGCTGGAGATGATTTTCAGGTTTATGTACCTGATGAAACAATCGGAGGATATGCGTTCCTCCCACAATCCGGGCAGGAGGTTGATCCTGCTGCCCAAACGTCTGAAGGTTTCAATGAAGCATTTTTGAAATCTGAAGATGATTTGGCAATGCAAAGTACGTCTGACAATGCATTGTCAACTATTTACGTCGGCGAGAATATTACATCATTTCGGCAATTAGCCAAGAGATATGTTTTATCCCGACGTGAAGGTGCAAGTGGTACCACTTTTAATGAGAGGTGGCAAACCATAATTAAAGGGCCTGCATACCCATGCTTGAGAGGTGACACCACGTCAGATGGTAGATTTAACACCACTTTTGTGCATTGGGTGCGCATGCCTTACGCCGCGTGGCGTGGGTCGATACGGTATAAGGTTTATGGTCATACCATAGACACTGCCGCGAAAGCCACTATAGGACTTATAGATGGTGGCAATTCACGTGCTATTACGTCTACCGTATTACCCAGTAATGCTATAAATGACAAGGCATTACAAGTATTGTACACTCTCGCCAATCCGTACCCTATTGGTGCGTCAGGCGCGTGTGTTACACAACTTGGTTCTTTGAACGCTGCTGAGTTCGAAGTGCCCTTCCAGTGTCCGTATCGGTTCAACCCTGTAAAGGAGAGCAATACGTCAGCTGGTGATCCATTCCAGAGAGGCTATAGAGCTGAGTTCATTACCAATGGTAGTGGACAAAGTGGCCTTGATTTCTGGGTGGCTGGTGGAGAGGACTTCTCCACGTTTTTCTGGGTAGGACCCCCACCTTTTAGGTGTGTTCTAGCCGGAGGTTCTTAATTAAGTCCCTCTTATAGCGAGAGTTTCGCTTACCACACTGTGGCCGTGTGGGTGTGCTTGTAAAGCATGAATTGGCTACGCTGTATCTATTATGATTCCGGAATTTTTCCCAGCGTAGCTGGGTTTTCAAGGAGTCACAATTTTAATTAGCGTGGCCAAACGAGATAATCTCGAACTTGGAGGTGTAAGATTTGTACACACCTCTAGGCGCTTTGGCCGCTTG